ACTAATGGTCACGTATATCGTGAGGATGTTACTTCTAAGGTTGCCACTGGTTATGTAACTACAGGAGCCATTCGTTTTGGCACATTAGAACCTAAGAACTATAAATTTGTTCGTGCTCGTGGAGACTTCTCTAAAGGCTCAATGGATATTCAATCTATTGCTGCAAATGGCGATAGTTACAATATTATTACTTACAACTCATCTGTTGGAAGTCCTGAAGCAGCAACTACACAGCCTGAAGGTTCTCAAGAATTTATATCTTTTAAATTTACTTTAGCCAAAGATACTACTATTGCAACTTCAGGTCCTATATTTAAGGGATACCAGATAAAAGCACTACCTGCAACCAAACGTCAAAGGTCTATTGAAATACCTGTTTGGTGTTATGATGTTGAATCTGACCGTTACAATGTTCAAATTGGTTATGAGGGTCGCGCTTGGGAAAGAATCCAAACGCTTGAAAACATAGAAGCCCTTGGCGATATTGTTAACTACCAAGACTTTACAACAGGAGAACGTGTTCAGGTTCTTATTGAAAGTATTAATTTTGAACGTCGCACACCACCAGATAGAAACTACGATGGCTTCGGAGGGATTCTTACTTTGACTCTAAGGACTGTTTTATGACACCTGCAGATTGGGCTGCGTTTGCTATTAGCATCTGTACTTTAGTAGGTACATTTGCTTTAATGATTAAATGGTTGGTTAAACATTATCTTAATGAACTTCGCCCCAATGGTGGCTCATCAGTCAAAGACCAAGTTAATCGTTTAGAGATGCGTGTTGATGAAATCTATGCTCTACTAGCAAAGGGAAACGAATGAAAGATAGATTGATGTGGGCAATTACTATTGGAATCTTAGGCTTTATAGGTCTTGTGGTTATTGGCGAATATGCCTCAATGCTTGCTCAACAATTTACTTCAGGGGAAAAGTATGGAACTAACTCTGATGCAATTGCTTTAGTACAAAATGCTTTAGTAGGTCTTATAGGAATTATCGGCGGTTACTTCGCTGGTAAAAATAAGGATAGTGATAACTAATGACTGCAATAATTCCAGAGCACATTGAGCGAGTGTTACCTTGGTTAGATGATGAAGATGTTTGGGATATAGAAGAAGAAGGAGATTGGGAATGAGTGAGAAGAGTCAGAATGGTTGGCCTGCATCTAAAGACCAAGCAGAAATTAATATTAAGTCTTATCCTGTGCCCGGTACTACTATTAAGTTGCGCTGTGCTGCTGCTTGTGCACCTATTCTGGTCGCTTTCGCGGCAGAATTCCACGAACTTGTAGAACCTATTGACGAGGGAACTCTCGACGACTGGGGGTACGCCTACCGTCCTGTAAGAGGGCAAACCGAGGGATTGTCAAACCACTCATCGGGAACTGCCATCGACCTGAACGCCAAGGACCATTCGTTGGGAAAGGAAAATACTTTTAACAAAGCCCAACAAGCAATGATTCAAAGTTTAATTAAAAAATATTCTCTCGTCTGGGGAGGAAATTACAAGCGTCGTAAAGATGATATGCATTTTGAAATTAAAGACACACCAGAAGAAGTAGAAGCCCTAATCAAAAAACTCAAACTCAAGAAAGGTTAACTTATGTCCCAAGTTACCAAAGATAAAGTACAGGCTATGTTCATGTCCTACCTTCGTGCTGGAGTAGCCTCTTGCGCTGCCCTGTACATGGCTGGAATTACCGACCCAAAGGCATACGCCACAGTCTTCCTATCGTCCTTTGCTGGTCCTGCCATGAAGGCAGTAGATAAGTCAGCCAAGCAATACGGCAAGAAGTAGGCTTTAAAAGCCCTACAAGCCCCTTTACAGGCACTAAAACCCCCCTCTCTAGGTACTAATCTAGGGCAGGGGGGCTTTTTGTTGTATAGAACTCTATTTCAGTATCTTCTAAACGCTTTAAATGGTAGCCCTGCTCCTCTAAAGAAGCAAGCAGGACTGAAGCCATCTTGGTTGGGGACTCAGGAAGGTTCTCTCCATAGGTTTTCCACAGAGTTGTGGATAGAAGTAGATATAAACTCATTCGGAATCCCTTAGACAGTTAAGTAAATCATCGACTCTTAGGAGCCAACCCTTAGTTGGATTAGGTTCTATGTCGCAAGTTATGTACCTGCCGTACATAGCGATAGCCCTCCGTACAATATTTGTCGGTACCAGCAAGGTACCTCCATTAAGTACAAAAGCCCAGTACGCAGCAATAGAAACATCTAATCCAGATTTATGCCATTGTTGTGTGCTTGTTCTGTAACAAGAAGTTTCAATGTATAGATTGCCAGTATCTGCCCATTTGCGGTCTGTCTTGACTTCAACAGTCAATCCACCTGTAAGTAACTTATCAACGAGTTCTTCGCCGACACGCCCGTCAGCAAAGTCTAAATCGAAATCAGAGTAGTTCATGTCTGATACTGTACCACAACTGTTAAAGCAGTGGGGCAGAAACTTCGATGACGGGTGACGGCAAAAGCCTAACCAGCCATCCCTAACCACCATAATTTTTTATGGGGGGCGGGGGGGCATTTCTTGAATCCGGGTTCAGGCATCTATGCTACACTTCCGGTATGAACAAACTACCAGTACATATGTCTTACTCCTCGCTTACCACTTGGCTTGATTGTGGTTGGCGTTACTACTTACAAAAAGTAGAGGGTTGTGAAGAACGACACTCTCTATGGCTAACTACCGGAAAAGCAGTCCACGAAGCATTAGAAGTATGGGACAAGAATCCGGGAGACCCAGAGATAATCTGGAAAGAAGTATACGAAGCCAACATGAATGCATCTATAGAACAATACGGTGATGTATCTGGCTGGGACTATAAAACAAAAGAAAATCCCGAATGGTGGGAAGGCGAAGGCGTAGCCATGCTAGAGCGATGGATTGATTTTCGTTCTCATGGTTGGTCAATTCACAAGGACTACATTGAAAGAGAGTTCAACTTACCTCTTGGAGATGCCACAGTAAAGATGGCTCTTGATAGGGTCATGGTAGACCCAGATGGAAAAATCGTACTAATTGACATTAAAACGGGAGCGTCTTCGCAAAAGCACCCATTACAACTAGCCGTCTATGCTTGGGCTTTAGCCAAGGAAGATGGGTTAAAAGTGGACAAAGCGGGCTTTTGGGATGCTCGTACTGCTCAAATATCTATGTGGGATATTGAATATCTTCATGAAGAGCGTGTCGAAGATATCTTTAATACCTTTGATATTGCTAGAAAAAATAATATATTTATTCCGAATCTATCAGCGTGTGGTCGTTGTGGTGTGATACGATACTGCAAATGGATAAACGGAAAGGATGCCTACAATGGCTGACAATGTAATGCAAGTAAGTAGTAAGTTAAATGATGGTCGTATCTTCGTAATCGGAGGAAGCGACTATGCTGAGTTCAAGAAGAACATAACAGATGTTCTAGGTACAGAAGGCGCTGAGAGTTTGCTTGGAGTGTTTGCTGCTTCTATCGAAGGCGACCAATCAGTATCAATGTCTGCTGCTATAAGTGCTGCGTCATCAATAGGAACAGTTGTGGGTTCTGCTCCTACTGAATTTGGCGGTTCTTCTAGCAGAGTATGTAAGCATGGTGAAATGACTCGTCGCACTGGTGCGGGACCAAAGGGACCTTGGAAGGCATTTATGTGCCCTTCTCCAAAGGGGACACCTGACCAATGTGAGCCAGGATGGGTACGTCGCAACGACCCAGAATGGAACTCATTTTAACTAATGCGTACGCTAACCCGTGCGGTTGGCAGTCGAGACATCGGGGGCGAGCCTTTGCCCTCGGTGTTTCGCACTTTTGACGCACATAAAATAAACTTTCGTAGAGCAGAAGTATCTATGATTGCTGGAACTCCGGGTGCAGGTAAGTCGACCCTTGCTCTAGCAATAGCACTGAGAGCCAAAGTACCGACTCTATATGTAAGTGCCGACACAAACGCTCACACTATGGCTATGCGTTTGCTATCTATGATTACTGGTAAGACTCAATCCGTAACTGAGGAACTTCTTATCAATGAGATAGACGAATCTCGAAAAACAATTAACGAACATTCAAGTCATATCTTCTGGTGCTTTGAATCTGCACCTTCCTTAGTTGATATAGACCTAGAGGTATTAGCATTTGAAGAACTATGGGGATGTCCACCAGTTCTTATTGTTGTGGACAATCTAATGGACGTTGCTAACGATAGCGGTGAGGAATTCTCTGCTATGCGTTCAGTAATGAAAGAGTTGAAGTATCTAGCCCGTGACACTAATGCTGCGGTCTTAGTGCTTCATCATACAAAAGAGTCTTACGGTGGAAATCCTTGCCAACCACGCGCTGCTTTGCAGGGCATGGTCGCTCAATTACCGGCATTGATTTGTACTGTAGGGTCTAACGCAAGTGGGTATATTGCTGTAGCGCCAGTCAAGAACCGCTATGGTAAGGCAGACCCGACGGGAGAAACAGCGCACTGGCTTCACTTCAATCCAGAAGTGATGGAAGTGTCTGATATACCGGAAAGAACATGAAACACATTACCGAACTCAAACCAGACTATAGCCAGTCAATGGATATAAGAGGTGAGCCAACCAAAGTCTGTCCATGTGGGTCAGAACTTTGGCGAGTTTTGGTAATTTGGGATGACGATAACACTATCGGAACCTATTTCCTAGATATGGAGTGTGCTGTCTGTGGAACGCAGGCAACCGCCCCCACTGAGGAGTAACTATGAAAAAGATTATCTCGTTCTTGATGGTTTTTGCGACTTGTGTGGCTATCGAGCCACAGACTGCGGTTGCACAGGAACCAAAGCAGAGGATTATATGCGAGTCGCTTCCGAAGAAACTCGCATTATCCGACATACAAAACAAAGCAAAAAGGATGGCACAAGCCAAAGTCAATAAACTAGGATGGGGCGACCATGAATGGAAAGCCCTGCTAGAACTATGGACTCGGGAATCCCAATGGAATCCTGCCTCAAAGAATAAAAAATCATCAGCCTATGGCATTCCCCAGATGTTGAAAATGCCTGTGGGAACTCCGATGGAGACTCAAATTGACCTAGGCTTGAAGTATATTATCCACCGCTACGAAACGCCGTCAAAGGCTTTGCGTTTTCATAAGCGCGTCGGGTGGTATTAGTGCTACACTAGCACTATGGATAAGGTAGATACATTTACAAACTGGTACAGTCAAATAAGAGGCAAGCAGTTAGGTAATAGTGAATATACTATTGACTCTAAACAACTTGGTTACT